TGCTCTTTTGCGACTCCTTCACTTATAGCTTCTTTATATAAAGCAACTGCTTTATCTACTAATTTTTTTTGACTAGCATGAAATGACATTTTTTTAAACATATTTTCACTTGTTCTTTCTAACTCAACACTATTTTGTCTATTTTTTGGATCCTGCAATCTTAGATCTCTGTTAACAAAATTTTCTTCTAAATTTTCTGTTGGGTCAGCATATCTTTGACTAAATTCTTGAAATGAAAAAGATCTGTGTCTAAGTATCTGTCTTGCAATATCTCTTGTTGTATTAATTTCTAAACAAACATTTACCATCTCTAATGGTGACCAATGTTCATTACTAATAAGATATCTAATTAATTTTTCAGAAGTTTCATTATTGAGTTGATTGTTTGGATTAGATACTCTTGCACAGTATGCTACCAATTCTTGTAAGTTATCTATTCCCTCAATTTCAGATTTTGTATAACTAATCAATTTTACATTCATATTCTTTTCCATCCCATAAATTGCATTTTAGCTTCTAATCCAGAATAAACATTTTCTCTAATAATTTTTTGAACATTAATATTATAGTTTACCATATCGTTTATGTCTTTATCAACTATATTTTGAGGCCATATTACAATTTTATTTTGATTATCTATTGCCTTCTCAATTTGTTTACACACTTGCTCATTTCTTGGTTGATTATCATATATCATAACAGTATCAAATTGTAGTTCTTTTAACTTAGATAATGATGTCCCAGCAATTGCTATAGAATTATTTAAAAACAAGCTATCTATAGGTCCTTCCACTACATATACTGTTTGTTTTGTGTCGACTGTATCTAATCCATATATTAAAGGTCGATTGTCAATTATTTTTACAGTAATATATCTAAGTGCTTCACCACGAATACCTCTACATGTTAATCCTGTTAAATTTTTATTGTTATCATAAAAAGGAAAAACTATTCTTGGTTCTTTAGTCTTAATACTATATCTATAATCTTCATTAAAATAACTGATCTTAGATATATCATCAATAAAATATATTTGTTTGAATTTATTGTTTGGAATGTTTCTATTCTTTACAAACTTCACTGCTTCATGTTCATCATCCCATTCTAAATCCTTAAGATTAGTTAAAACGGTTTCTAAATTTTTCTGTATTTTTGTTTTAAATTTAGGTTGTTCAAACTTATATGATGGTGTTGCATTGGACCTAACATTGTCAGAATAATTTTCTAAATTGTATTCATTAAATAAATTTTGATCTATATTTTTAAGAAAAGTGCCAAATGCCATTGCAGCATCACAATTAAAACATTTATAGAATAATTTGTTTTTATTGGCAAAAAAGTATCCTCTAGCTTTACTTTTCTTTTTTTGAGAGTCGCCACATATAATACACCTACAGTTGTATGTATTATCTTTTTTCTTTTTAAATAAAGGAAGTTTGTTACTTATTAAATTTAAGTATTTTTGATCAACATATAATGACATTTAACCATATTACACCATTATAAAAAAGAGTCCAACTTTATGTGAGCTAAAATATATCCAACAACTAATGCACCACCCATTATCATCCAACGCCATCTTTCTAAGTGAGCTATTTTTTCATGCAATGATTTATTTTGTGCACAGGAAGCAGTATTATGATCTTCCATTTTCTTTAAAATTTTATCATTTTTTAATTCAAAATCATGACGTAAATCATCTCTTAATTCACTCACTCTCGAATGGAGTGTTGCATAATTTTGGTCAATTTTGTATTCTAATTTTTCAACATTATGTGAAACAACATGATAGTTATTTTCTAAAACTGATATTCTAGCGTTAGTTGTATCTGTCTTGCTGGCCTCCATATGAATCTGTCCTTATTGCTTTAGTTAAAGAATTGGCTTCAATTTCATTTTTTTTCATGTATTTTATTGCAGCTAATTTTGGAACACCTAATGTGTCGGGAGTAAAACCAGCTATCCCACCTCCGCTAGCATTGTTAGCTGGTATTTCTTCATCAATAAATTGTCTAAATGACAATGTCTTATTTTCAGACATATATTCTTTAATGATGTTTAGTTCTTCATATAAATTTTCTGTAATCTTTGTCAAATACATTGTTTCTAACTCAATTGGCTCATGTGTATATATTAAATTTTCTCTTATTAATGATAATGCAGCGGCATAAGATAACATTTTTTTATTTTCAAATGGAACTTTTTCTATTATTTTTTTTAATCTAAATACCAGCCTATGTAATAAACTGTATGCATCTCTTTCAGCAACAGAATTAAGAGATCTCATTTTCTTTAACTCTTTACCTTTTTTATCAATAATACCTAGCTTATATGCTTTAGTTTTTTCAAAAGGTGTAGTTAAAAGTTTTAATATTCTAAAAGTTATAACAGAATCGACGAATCTACCCACTATATTTTCCTTAATGAATCTAATGATGCCTGATCAGGCACAACTTCCATATTATCAAATGGCATGACATTTAAAAAAATCAAAAATGATTTTAATTTGCTTTTATATCCATCTTCTATTTTAAAAAATAACATTTTAGTAGTTGGTTTTACCCCAAATAAATTATATAAGACAATTAAATGATTAATTATAAGTCTTTCCTTTAAACTATCACCAGCAGAATGTTTTTTCAACAATCTTTTCACATAACTAAATCTTTTTAAATCATCTTTAAATTCATCTAATCCTTTGCAGCTAGGGTTATCATAATGTTTCATAGCAAAAATTATAAAATTATCATCAGTTATTACAAGCATAAATTATGTAGAGACTACGTTTGCAGTGCCCCCTATCATATGCCAATCTTCACCATGATACATTAAAGTTGCTGTATCGCCTACTGTATCAAACTGAACATTTCCTGACCCAGCAATATTAGATTTATTAATGTAAAATGTACCACCCGCTGCAGCTACAGTTAATACTACTTTAATTTGTCCATTGGCTTTTCCTGGATGTATTGACATTTCACCATCAGTTCCACCTATAGTTAATAAAGTAACTGGAATATTGTTAGCAATAACTCCAGGAGATGTAACTGTATCTAAACTACCACCAACAGTTATATTTCCACTAAACGTTGGATTAGATATACTCGAATAAAATACATCAGCAGTAATACTTTTACTTGTACTAGATTGTACTAGATATAATTGATCGCTGCCACCAACACTGGTGGCAGCTGTAAGAGCGGATACTTTTGAATCAGCCATTATGAAGTAGCATGTACACCAGCATGTAATGAATTAGCTAAACCTACTATATGAAATTCATTTTTAGTAAATGCGTGACACATAAAGACTTGACCATCAACATGAGTTACATTTGATACAAACAACACATTGGTAGCTTGCCCTGTTATTCCTGCAGCACCATGGAAGCCAGTTGCCACATCAATAAATGTAGTATTGGCAGCAGTATTAGATACTTTATGTAACCATTTGTATTCTATTGTAGCACCATTTGGATTTGAAAATGCATTAGCAAACAAATGAACATTAGCACCAGCTACATTAGATAAAAAAGATGGTGGTGATTCAGTTGGTTGTCTTGTGCCATCAAATGTTGAAGGATTATCTCCAAATGTTAAATTGTAATGATGAATGTGGTGTGGATAATTAAATTCTTCTTGAATAGCATTCTTTGACATTGCAACTAATGTTTCTGATCTAACCCTAATTTTACCAGTACTTTCAGATTTATATTCATAATGATGATTCCATCCAGGTGAATTAATTCCTAAAACTTTTTTATTGTGCTCAATGTTTGCTTCTCTAGCACTAATACCATATACTCTTTGTATAGAATATACGTTTCTTGTACCTGGAGGCGAACCAATATTTCCTCTAAGTACAGATGCAGTACCAGAGGCAATGTTTCCAAGTATTTTAGGACCTTGCTGTACACCCGGGTGTATAACATTAGCACCAAATGTAGATGCAAATGTCAATGTAATAACATTACTACTATCTACACTTTTAACTTGCATTTTTGGACTGTTAGGTGTATACACACCCACATCAACTGCCAATGCATGTGGAGGTACTATATAATCTCCAGGCATTATTCCACCAGTTGGCGATAAATTTAAGTTACCATATGTATTAGATATAAAATTAAAATTATCAGACGATTGTATATTACCGTGTGCATTACTAACTTGATCACTACCATTAACAAACATAATGTTAGCAATAACTATTGCATTTTCTTCGCGACCCCATGCGGACATGTGTTTTCTCCTTATTATTCTTTATCAGGTGACACAGCGACTTTACCTAAGCTCTCGTGTCGTCTTATGTTACCATGAAAAACGTGTCTTTTGCGCATACCTTTTTTATCTGTAACAGTAAATTCAGCATGCAATTTATCATCTTTCGTTGTATATTTAGGGTCAGTTACTTTTGAGCCCGCTTTTTTATGTGTATCAATCTTATCATTTATATCAGATCTTGTAAATTCTTCTAATATAATAGTTATATCACCAGCATTAAAATAATCTTCTGCTATCTCAATTGCATTATCAGCGCCATCTGTAACTGCAATAGCTGCCTTCATAAAATCTTCATATGTATATTCCTCAGCAATTTGTATGTCCCATGTGTTGTGTTCTACAAATGTGAAGTCTGCTTCTTTATCAAACTGCACTTCTTCAGTTGATAAATCTTCTTTTACACCATCAAGATCATCAACCTTATCTACATCCTTAATATTCTTTTTTGCTTGAGCCATTCTTTTTTTACTTTTTACATCATGACCCATTTCATGATTATCTTCTTTAATCTTGGGAGCTGCCATTTTAGTTTTAGGTATATTCTTTCCTTTATCTAAATCAGATTGAGCTGCCTTCATAGCTCTATTGTAACTCATACCCTTGCCCGAAGTCATCTTATCAGTTACCATTGATTTAAATGCACCTTCATTTTGCATAGAAATTGTTTCTGCAGCTAATTCTGCTAAACTTTTGGATTGATTTTGGTCTTTCATGGTTTTTTCTTTCATTGTTGTTGTTTCTTCTGTTTTTATCTTATGGCCCATATCGGCAAGATCATCTATGTGATTGTCATGTAAATGTTCACCGACCTTTATTCCACCATGTTCTTTAACCTTTGATCCAACTTTGGTAACTTTATAAGCAGGCAATCCTTCTACTTTTTTTCCAGGCACAGATGTAACATGAACACCCATTGGATGAACAGCCTCATTGACTTCATCATCCACTCTATAATCTTCTGGATTAGGTGCCAATTTATTTACTAACACTTCTAATGCAGCATCTTCAATTGGAGTTAATTTTTTACCTCTATAAGTAGCCATTTTTATTTTCCTATTTTACTTACTGGAGTATTACTCCAAAATTTACAAGACCAATATCTTGCTTTTGTTTTTGGGCCGGGATTATCACAATTATGTCTTGCTCTAAAACTTTTTTTTCTTTCTGGATTATCCCTCTTTATAGATAAGTTAGGATCACCAAATGTTACTTTAACAATATTTCCCTTTTCATTTTTAACATACACTGCTCTTTTCTTAGGACCACCAGGCGTAAGAAAAGGCTTGTTTAATGTTTTCTCTACTAAAGAGATTCTAATTTCTTTAAAATTTTTCATATTATTGCTGTAACAACTTCAACTGCTTGTCTTAAAAACTTTGATGTTTGTTCGTCTGCGGATGCATCTTCAGCATGAAAACCAGCTTCAACACTCTTACACAATTCATTTTTTGTTTTCTCATCAAATTTACCATTATTATAATCACTTAATATTCCAAGCAATTCTCTTGTCAATTCGCCCTTTGTTGACTGTTCATTGACAAACTCATTTAGATCTTCTATATTCATCTACTACTCCATGTTTTTTTTAATATTTTTAACTTAATTTTTGCTAAATTTAAAAATCTATTACAAACATCAATGTTGTCTATAGAATAATCAATTGCTTTATCAATGTCACTAACTACATTACCAGTAGTTTCTTTTTGAGGATCATTTACAAAAATTGCATATTCGTGCATCCATATAACTTGCGACCAAGCATCTTCTAAAGTTTCGTAAACTTCACAGTCGGCATTATAAGTTGTAATTTTGCTGTCTACATATGCTAATGCTAAAACAGAATCATGTTCCTTTACATTCATCATTCCAGATATAGTTGAACATCCAACTAATAAAAAACAACTGAATAATAAAATTATCTTTTGTATATTTATCATTATTTCTTTGTTCTGTAACTTGCTATTCTCTGTTGTTCAATTTTTCGAACTTGAGGTAACATTTTTTGTGCTAATGATTTTTGTAGTCCACTCTTACCTATATTAGTTACTTGTTTTTCTAAACGATCTTTTTCTGCTGGAGATAATGATGCTTTATTTCTACCTCTTAAAAATCTTTTATACAAAGCTCTTCTAGCAGCTAAATTTGCTCTTCTTTTCAATGTTCCCATATCAGAACTTCTTTTTAATTTAAGATTTCTAGCAATACCTCTTTTACCTCTAAATCTCGCAAAAGTTTGTCTTTTTCTTAATCTTGCTTGTGCTGAAAGAGCTTCACCAATAATATCTTCTCTTTCGAGTTCATCATCCTTATAAAATTCTACAATATCTTCCCAAGATAAACTATTAGCTATATTTTCTAATTCTTCCTCGGCTATATCATAATCTTCTCTTAAATCTTTATCTGCACCATGATAAGTGCCTTTACCTTTGTTTATATATGAATTCACTCTTGCCATTCCCCATTGTTGTGGTGTGGTTCCAGGTCTATGTCCAGTTCTCCATGCTGCCATTCCTCTATTGTAAACTTTTCTCAAAGTTCCTATAGCTATGCCTGATTTTTTAGATTTGTCAGATAAACCTTTTGCTTCATCCAAAGTTACAAGTTCATCATCATTCATCATATTTTTTGAAAGTTCTTTCATTTTGTCCATATGACCTTGCATATAATTATCTTCATGCTCTTCTGCGACATCTAAACTATCTAAATTTCTATATGCGGAGTTATAATGTTTGACAAATTCATACATTTCTGGTCGAGTTGCAAACCCTCTTACGTCAGCACGTTTTTCTATCATTAAGTAATTATCTGTATCTAATAAAGCAGCTTTGACATTTTCAGTTGGTGCTTCACCCACTAGATCATTAAATGCTGTTACAGCTCCTGGGCATATATCAAATGCTTTTGTAGTAATACCATCAAATGTTATTTGATCATGTTTATCTTCTTCTAATGGAAATTTTTTTAACAACATTGGTAGTTTCTCCTCACCAAATTTTTTTCTATAAGCTATGGTGTGTTTTGATAGTTTTGTTTTTGCGTTCTTATCGCCTGGGGCTGGTTTATAAGCTGCTGGATTATTATCATCCATTTTTGCTTGTCTTTTAAATTGAGCGTCTCTTTTTTCTTTAGTAGATTTAGATAATCCAGAATGATACTTTGCTGGTTGAGTGCCAGATCTTTTTTTAATATCAGTATCTTGTCTAACCCTATCCTTCATATGTTGCACTTCACCAATAACAGTCTTTGTTTTTTTATTTTTCTTTTCACCTGGTGTCATACTTTTCATATGAGCTGTTCCTTCAGGTGTTCCCCATTCGTATTTGTATTCTTCCTTAACTTTAGTTTTCTTTTCTGGTGCTGATTTAATATGATTAATCATTTCAGCTGCATGTGGGTGTAATACTTTTGGTAATCCTGATTTAAATTTATCATGCTCTCCAGCTTTTGCATGATCTCTCATTTTAGTACCTGACATACCAGATACACTCTCAGAATCAGGATCTCTTTCGCCTGACGAATGTTTAGTTATTGATTTAAAGTTATAATGTCCATGTCTATTTTTTTGATCATTATATTTTGTCAACATTGAGTGAAAACCTTCCACCCTATCAGATCCACCTACTATATGTAAATGTTTTACACCTTTATTATGCAATTTTACAGCTTGATGCAATACAGATGGAGCCTCTTTCGAAGAACCAGAAACATTAGTACCAGGTTTAGCAACTTTCTTAATATACTCTAATTTTTTTTTATGTGGTATGGGATTTCTACTATCACCTTCAGAATGAGATGCTATTATATGAGCTTCCCCACCAACTTTTTTAGCAACTTCATGAACTTTATGCATTAATTTTTCATGACCTGTAGTTACAGGATTAAACCTACCAAAAGACATGACAGCATGTTTTTCGTCAGATTCTATTAAAAATGTTTTAAAGTCCATGCGTTATTTATAGTTTTGTTACCTGCCGATTATATTTTTAATAAAATTGCCTTTTCGTACAAGATCTTTATTACCTGTTTTTTTACCTTTAGCTACTAATTTACTTCCATCACTTTTATCAATTTTTTCGGCAGCACTTGCACCTAAATGCCTTGACACTAAACTTTTGTAACTACCTGGCTTACCTTTACCGAGTTTTTTCATCTTTACACCACCAATAATTGGTTGTGATTCTTCAGAAGCAGTTTGTTTAGCTTTATCAAAATCAGAAGGTTTAGGAGCTCCAGGTGCTCCTTTTTTTCTCATGGCACGACCTTCTTTTCTTTTTTTGTTTATATTATAATATAAACCTTTACCTTGTTCTGTAACATCATGCAATGTTCTTGCATCAACACCTGAATATTTTTTTGCTACCATTGCAGCATGAGATATTTTTGCTTTACTTGGATCTTTTTTTACTTTATCTTTTAATTCTTTTTTAGCCATTTTATATGATGGGCTTATTCTTGCTTTAGCTCTCATCATAGCAGCAACAACAGGACTAGCCTCTTCTATGTTTTCATCATTATCCTTATTGTAATATGGGTTCTTAGGATCTGCATCATTTGTCTCATCTGGCCACCAATCATTAGAATATGTTTCACCTTTCTTAAACATATCTTTCATTTGAAGTATTCTTTTTTCATATTCATTTTTACTTGGTCTAACTCTTCCAGCTACAACATCTAAAACGTAATTTAATGTTACAGCATTAGCTGTTATTGAACCACATCTAGCTCCAACTTCATTTTTTAAGAAGTCTATTAATATGCTTTCACTACTATTAGCCAATGCGTCAGCTAAATTATGTGGTACCTTCAAATCTATATAACAATAGATAAAATCAAAATGTGGAGCAGGTGATCCATGTAAGATGTATTCATCTTTTACTACTATTCTTTTAAATCCATCTTTATCATACCATACTGATCTAAAATCAGTTAATTCATCAGGTGAACCAAAAGTTTGAGATAGATGCATAGAATAATTTACAGGATCTTCATTTTTCCAAAAAGTGTATGCGCTAACTCTATCATGCATGTCTTCTCTAAGTTGTTTAAAATTTTTCATAGTTATTTTTTTAGCCAGTATTAATTTTAATTAAAACTACACCCGATCCACCACTTCTACCAGGCTGAGTTCCAGTATTTTGACCAGAAGCACCACCACCTCCACCACCTGTGAAAGCTGTACCATCTTCGCCATTTGCTGGATTTGCAAGCACATCTCCACCAGCACCACCACCTCCTAAACCACCTGCCGCGCCCATGCCATAATACGAACCACCACCTCCACCACCAGCATAATAAACAGTTGCACCAGACATAGTCGAAGCAACGCCATTACCCCCTGTTCCGCCTTGAGTATTTGCGGCGTCCATAACATATGGAGATCTTCTACCACCAAGACGAGCTGGAGCTCCTGTGCCTGGACCATTAAATCCTGCTTCGTCTGCTCCACCTCCACCTGCACCTCCATCAGCATTGCCTGGACCACTTCCACCAACATGACCTTGAACTGGGTATGGATCAGATGCTGTTCCTGGAGGAGAAGGTACTGCTATTGTTCCACCAGCTGTTCCACCTCTTACACTACCTCCACCACTTCCACCTGGCCCACCAGGGTGACCTGGATTTGCTGCTCCCACTCCTCCTCCGCCACCACCACTGCCTGTTATAGTAAATGAGGGTGATGGAGACACAATTTTAGAATCGCTTCCAGCAGGACCATATGAAGGGCCGCCATCTCCAGCTCCACCAGCACCAACTGTTATAGCTAATGTTTGTCCAGCAGTACATGGGACACCTGTACCTATTCTCAATCCACCTGCTCCTCCACCAGCTGATCCTTTATCAGCACTGAAATGATATCCACTAGCACCACCACCTCCTGCTATTATATAATCAAATGTTGTTACATCTGTTGGTATTTTAAATGTGGTTGATCCCTTAAATGTAAACACTGCTCCATCTTCAATTGCATATTTTAAAACTACTATACCAGAACCACCATTGGCACCTGGCCACTGTGGATTACTGTTTATTCCTCCTCCTCCTCCTCCACCACCACCTAAATTAACGGTTCCAGCTGTTGAAACTACATGAGTTCTGGTACCTCCAGTACCTCCTCCACCTGCACCACCTGTTCCTCCTCTTGAAGCTCCAGCTCCACCACCAGCATCTGTTCCACCACCACCCCCTCCAGCATAAGTTACTGGAGTGCCAGTTATATCTGAAGCTAAACCATCTCCACCATTGCCACCAGGTCTGGCAGTTGAGTTAGGACCAGGAACAGAAACACCAACTTCTTTAGCTCCTCCTCCACCACCAGCTACTGTTACAACTGATTGACCATCTAATCCAGTTCCACCATCAAAACCTTGTACAGGAAATGGATTATTTTGTGTTGTACCAGTATATGATGTAGCATGACCATTATTAGTCGTTAATGATAAATCTGCACCTATAATTGCACCAGCTTTGATTGAAGCTGCCCCTCCACCAGAACCTCCTGATTGACCTGCAACTAATCCTGCAAGGGAAGGACCAGCTGCACTACCTGATGTTCCTCCACCACCACCACCATTAGAACCAATATGTAATGCTGGTGAGCCACCCTGTATTGATGAACCTCCCCCATTTCCTCCTTTGCTAGGATAACCTCCTTTCTCTCCACCATTACCTACTTCTATAGTATAATCTTGTCCAGCTGTTACAGGGAAACCTGTGCCTGTTCTAAAGCCTCCAGCTCCACCACCTCCTCCAGAATATCCTGATCCACCTGCTCCACCTCCTCCTACTATTAGGTATTCAATGCTAGTTACATCAGTTGGACAGGTCCATATGCCATCACTTGTAAATGTATCGATTACATCAATCGTTGCACCACCACCACCACTCGCAAAAAAATATGAATTTAATAAAAACCCCATTATTCAGTCACCGTATAATAAAGTGTTAATTTTAAACCTTTTCCAGCTGTAGAACTTCCTATTTGATCAATATCTACAGTTATAATAGCGTCATCAGCAATTGTAGCATCAGAAACAACACATGGTGTGGCAGCAGTCTTTGAAGTTGTTTCATTCTCATCAATAGTAAGTTTTGTACTAAGTATTGTTGAACCACCTTCATTAATATCAACTATAAGAGGTGGAGTACCTCCAACAGGAGCAGTTTGTACTGATATTCTAGGTAATGGAGTTGCTGGCAATGTCATTGCAAATGGAGCTCTAAATGTAACCTTAGCTGTGCCAGTAGTTAAATCAGTTGTCTCATCAGAAGCAGCTAATGTTAATGATCTTACTAATGAATGTTGAACATTGGCTGATATTGTACCATTTGCTCTTGTGTTAGAAAAATACAATCCAGAAGCTGATTCTGCAACATGAGCAGTTGTTGCTGGAATAGTAATTACGCCTGTGCCTGTATTATAAGCACCAGCACCATCTGCTTTTGATAAAGAACCTCTTGCTGTTGAAACTAAATCAGAAATATTAGCTGATTTTAACACTCCCGAACTAACAACAATGTTTGATATTCTTGAATTAGATTGTGGATTAGTTATACCATCAGATAAAGAATAACCACCAATAATAGCATTTGATGCTATCATTGCATTTGCTCTAGCGTTTGTGAAGAATAAATTTGTTAGTTCGGTAACATTAGCTGATTTTAAGACTCCTGAACTAATAACAATATTTGAAATTTGTGAATTAGATTGTGGATTTGTAACACCACTTGTAATTGAATAACCACCTATTTTTACAGCATCTAAGGTTGGTTGATCAATTAATTTAATCCATGCTCCACCATGGGCAAAATACATACCAGCATCTGCATGACTATGCATAATAGCACCATGGTAATCTCCTGCAGCTGGAAATGCTGATTGATTAGCAGCATAAAATCTTATAAAATTCTTTTCACTTGTAAGTTGTATTTGTGTGGTAGATCCAATTAAATTACTCATGTAATCTACATTTGAATAATTCAAATTAGCTACTATAGTTGAATTAGCTCTACCATTCGCATAAAATAAATTTGTATATTCTGAAATATGAGCCGTAGTTGATGGAATAGTAATTACACCTGTGCCTGTGTTGTATGCCCCAGCACCATCTGCTTTTGATAAAGAACCTCTTGCTGTCGAAACTAAATCGGAAATGTTAGCTGATTTTAATACACCAGATGATATTACTATATTTGATACTCTGGAATTAGATTGAGGATTTGTAATACCATCAGACAATGAATAACCACCAATAATAGCATTTGATGCTATCATTGCATTAGCTCTATCATTAGTAAAATATAAATTAGTATCTTCAGTTACATTATTTGTTCGCAATACACCAGATGATATCACTATATTTGATATCTGCGTGTTAACCATTGTACCACTATAACCACCAATAGAAGCTACACCACTACCACCAGAGCCTGTGAAATTAATAGCACCACCACCAGTAATTTCAATATCTGTGCCACCAGAAAATGATGATCTAGCAGATGTTGTAAAATCAGAAATGTTGGCCGCTTTTAATACACCAGATGATATTACTATGTTTGATATCATAGTATTAACCATTGTGCCATTATAACCACCAATAGAAGCTACACCACTGCCACCACTACCAGTAAAATTTAGAGTTCCTCCAGCAGTAATTTCAATATCTGTACCACCTGTTAAAGCACCACCAACATTAGCGCCCGTAAATCTTGTATCTAAATTAGAAGCATATCCAGCAATATTAGCTACGGTTAAATCAGCGGATGTTAGACCCGGCGTCGATTCTGATGCTTCTAAAATAACTTCATCAGCAGAATCTGTTACTGCTAATTTACCACCCGTATCTTTAAGAGTCAATCCACCTAATTTAAATGTATTTCCAGATAAGAATAAATCTTTAAATCTCAAAGATTCTGTGCCTAAGCTATGCACATTATCGGCATCTGGTATAATATTTCCAGATAAAGATAAATTTCCTACATTAGCTGCAACACCTGAAGTAAAAAATTGTAAAATTTGAGCATTGGATATAGCACCCTGCGCTCCACCAACTGTTGAAACTTCACCAGCAGCTGCTCCAACTGATATTGGTTCAAATTTACCCGAAGCAGTAATATAAACAAGTGATTGACCATTTGTAGCTTTTATAGTACCTTGTGAATCTCTAATGTTTACATCATCTAATTGATCGATTCTTACAGCACCACCTCCACCAAGAGACATTAATTGTTGCTGCACTCTTCCGATAAACATTTGATAATGTTTTTTTAATTGATCAAATGTTACATAGTCTTGATTTAATGGTGTTAATGGATCTCTATTAGTTTCAGATGGCACATTAACTAAATTTTCAGTTAATACTGTTTTTTCGTTAAATTTTTCTAATGTTTCTTCTAAAAAGCTAATCTTTTTATCAATATCAGTTAATTTTTCATCTTTGAAAACTAACTTAACTTCATCCATTAATATTTTTGTTTTATCTTCAAGTAACTTATACTTGTTTAATTGTTTATCAAATTTTACATTTGTTGTTTTTAAATCTTTTGAAACAGATTTAAATTCTTCATTGAATAGTTTTTTGAGCTTTGTATCGACTTTATTTTGTTCAATTTTAACATCTGAAATCTTACGATCCAATTGCTTTCTCGTATTAACAATTTCTTTATCAAACTCTTCACCAATAACATTTAAGTCAGCTGACACATCTTTTTTAAATATATCAACATTTTTAGTTATTTCATTGAGTTTATCATCATTTTTAGATTCTACATCTTCAATTTTTTTATCTAATTTAGTATCAGCTTCAACAATTTTATAATTTTGTTTATCTCTCTCAGCCTTTATTCTTTGCTCTACACCAAATATATTTTCAGTAACACTATTGAGCTTATCGCCTATATCTTTAAATTGATCTTTTGATAAAGTAAAATGATTATCAACTTTTGTAAAATCTTTACGTATTCTTTCAACTTGATTATGTACTTCGACAATTTTTTTATTATAATTTTTATTGGTAACATCTAACTTATCATTTGTTAAAAATGTTTCAGATAAGTTATCTAATTTATTTTCAAAGTCTACTAATATTTCAGTAACAACATTTTTTAATTTATTATTAGTTTCATTTACATTTTTTATAGATTCTTCATTCTCTATAATAAATTTGTTAACTTTTTTATTTTGTTTAGGTATTGTTACTTCTTCTAAATTAGCTAATTGTATATTAAAATTTTCAATTTTTTCTTGTATAGAATTATAATCTAGATTGCTAAACTTATAATCTATTTCTTGAAATTTCTTGTCAGTATCTATTATGTCTTCATAATATTTCTTTTTATAAAGACTAGATTCTTTATCAACATTTTCTATAACTAATTTAGCACGAGATATAATAGACTCAACGTCATTAGTTATTTCTTGATTTTTTTGTTGATTGAGGTTATTGACATTTGTTTTAAAATCTTCAAACTGTTCTTTTAGAACAACTATTTGATTAAACAAAAAATCAGATAATTCATCTTTTTTTACGTATTGATCTAACTTACTAATAATGTCTTCAAACAAATTTACAGTGCTGTTTGTTTTTTCGACGTTATTAACATGCAAACCATACTTCTTAGTAAAATTCTCTAATAAGCTATTATTAGAGTCTGATGATGGTACTTCTTCCTTGGAATTTTTAGATTCCTTATTGTGCTGATTAAATTTTTTCATTGCCGTGTCTCAGTTATATTCATAAAGTATTTATATCAAAACAATCTGTTGACTTTCTGTTGACCTTACATTAATATTTCCTATGAGGCCCCTGCAAGTGATAGTAACTAGTTATTAAAGTTTAATCTATTGAATTCTGCTCTATCATTGAGTTTAGTTGGTCTGTTATTAATAACAGCTACTGCTCCTTCTGGTTTAACCTTATTCCCATTTACACTATGATTATATTGTGGACTATCTGCTAAAGTGTTTACTAATACATTCTTAGCATTTTGGAGATGTTTGTGTAACTTTAATGTATTATCAAAGTGTTCTTTGTTTTTTTCAACATGATTATTCATATTATTACCAACATCCAAATGTCTTTGTTTAGCAGTATCGGATTTAACTTTATCAGCTTTTTTATTAAAATGTGTTGATATATGACTTTTTAATCCATTAACTGATGGTGTCGTACCATCTCTTACTGTTTTATTAATATGCACTTTTAACATAGCACCATGATCTCCAACTAAATGATCGTGTTTCATTGTAGTGCCAAGATCAGCAGCCTTCTGCATATGTGATTTAAACTCAGATTGAGCTTCTGGACTATATTTGACTGCTTTATGATCTATTTTTGGTGAAATAATATGCACATCTTTGTGGTTACCAAAATCAGATGTATCGTGATTGTAGTTTACTTTCATACTATCCATCTTATCACCCGAATAAGAAGTATGTACGGCTACTCCTATTTTAGCGCTTCCAATTTTTTTCCCTTCATTAGATCCGTGGGGAGTGGAATATGTAATTGTGTTAGGTGTGAAATGATGTTGCCCACCCTTTGATGTAACATCACCATCTCCTTTATTGTACATAAAGTCGCCTTGATATATCTTTCCTTTTTTTGTTACTTTTGGAAGATGATCGAGTGCAGCTTTTAGTTTACTAACCAAGCCAGGAGCATGTCCGTGATTTTTTTCTATATCCTCATGAGTGTAATTAATCTTTGGATTCTTATTGAATGCTGACTTAGATGCAACAAAGAACTTTCCATTTTCTGGATGATGCCCAAAAATTGTACTTGGAGATCCATCATACTTTGTCGTTACAGAAGCGTCAGACTTGCCTCCACTTATCAATTGATGAGTATGATGCAAAGTGTTAAACGCATGATCAAAACCATCCTTACCGGCGTTTATATGATGATCTTCGGCATGTTCTAAGTGTGTAAGTTTAGACTCATCTTGTTCATTAAGTAAATCTATTTCTTCTTTAAAATGTTTTAAAGATTTCATTATTGTACCTTTAAATGAAATGAACTCTGCGTTGATTGCGAAGAACCATATAATCCTGCACTAGTAATAAATTTATTTCTTTCGTTTGCTGTTGCATCTAATAAATTTTTAATAATTTTCATTCCTTTTAATTTTGAAGTAGCAAAACCAACAGTTTGATCTTTACTAAATCTTTTGTTTATTCCTGCTTGAAATGAATTAAAATCTACAATGGGTGTTTTATTAAGATTGCTGCTATGTTCTGAAAGTTCTTTATAAAGATTGTAAAAATATTTCATTAATACTTTATTATTTTTATCAAAATCATAATTGTTAATATCTATATTACTATTGACACCAGCTTCTTTTAAAAAATGAACTATGTTACCTGCTCCAACCTTTCCTGCCGCTGCAGTTATTCCTTGTAATTCTGCTTGAAAATTTTTGCTACCATTAAAGTTTCTAAATTCAGTTTTTCCATTAAGGACATAAATGAAAGTTTTTGAAGTATCAAAAAAAGCACTCGTATCTTTTTTGGTTTCTGATGATATTGTAAAACCTTTAAATATAAAAGACCGTTTTAATTTTGGATCTTTATTAAATTCTGTAACTGTTGGTTTTCTTGGTTCAATAACTTTTTTTAATGATATGCCAATTAATCTTTTTTGACTACTTGTATCGAGAGCATAATTTAATATAGATTTGTTAAGTTCACCCCAGTTTGTTGTAGGAAGAATAAAATCATTTGGATTATTAGAATTAGATACCCATATATCACCAGGATTCCATTTATCTGGTGCAAAAGTACCTGGAGCTTGTTTATCTAAGTCATTTTTTTTACACTCTTTATAAGCATTGTAAACATGTTTTACTACAGCATCATTAAAATGTGTATGAATTGTTCCTCTAAACCCAAAACTATTTAATTTATTATATATCACATTTGCAGATTGTATCATATTATATAAATCACCATTTTCAATTTCTTGAATATATTGATCAATTGAAGCACCATTATGCGTGTTACTTATAGCTGTGTCAACTAACCTTTTATTGCTCAAATCATTGCCATCAATTGTCTTGGCCTTCGCAAAAGCCAATGCCACACCAAAGGCAACTAATAGTTCAGTCTTATCTGCAGTAGCCGTTCCTCCTCTAGCACCTATACCTCCTCCAAACATATTAGTCTTAACAATATTAGTAATATTAAATTTATCACCTAATACATCAATCAATTCCAAACTATTAAATTTTTGTAAAGCACTCGATTCACCTATTTTAGCTAATTCTAAATCTTTTAACTTTCTAACTAAAGTGCTTGAAGGAACAAAAACTCTTATTTCTGGTTTAGCGCTAGATTTTGATACATTTTTTGAACCTTTCATAGTCAATTGTACTGACTGTTTTCTCAAATATGCATTAGAAAAAGCTTGAGCTAGAACAGTTGGTCTGTAACCAACAACTTTTGAAAACTTAAAAAATTCATCTTTAGTGAGTTCTGCCATACGAGTATTTATCTATTTTATTAACATAAAAAAACCCGCCGAAGCGGGTTTAGTAAATAAGTGCTAGTTACGACCATCTAGCGGCATTTTTAGGAGGGCGGGAGGAAGAGAGGAGGTGTACGCCCATGTCCGTATTGTGAAACTTAACTAAATACTGCACTTCCTTGTGAAGCATATGCAGCTGCTACCATTGCTCTTGAAGGTGTACCAAGTTTATAAGACTTGATGCCTTTAGAGTTTGAATTACCATAAATCGAAAACCCCTCTGATCTAAGCTCATTAATGCGAGCTGATACTGAGTTTGAAGAAGTACCAAACTTCTTAGCTACTGTTGAAGCTGTAATAGCTTTACCATCAAAAAGTTGTGCTAGAACAAAGCCACGGATTGTTTTGGTATCGAATTTCATAAATTGAATCTCCAAGTTAATTAAAATTATACTACCCTTTTATAATACTATATTATTTATTATATGTCAACTGTGTGTTACTTATTGTATTTTTCATTTAATTTATCAAGATCACTATTCTTTATTATTCTCTCATCTAATAACATCTCACACATCTCACCCGCACCTTTTTGCTTACCTGAATAGTATACAAGAACGCAAGTGGCGAGTAATAAACAAATATAACTAAAATCCATTAATGTGTAGTATTCCATGTTCTAATCCATTTGTATGTGTGTTTAAGCAATTTAGTCTTAATTTTTTGCCATTCTATATTTTTAAATGCTCTTTTATATATAAAAAAAGAAGATAATTTTTTATATCTATTTAAATATCTAAGAACGTGTAGAGGATTAGAATTAGGATAAAAATGTCTTATTTCTAAAGCAATATCATGTCCATATGCTTCTATTTCATCTATATTCGAAAGATACAATTGTTCTTCTTTAATAGATGTTCCAACACCACAGTCCCTAAAGTCAACATGAACAGGCTCTTTCTCTTCAGGTTTATATGACCACTGACATTGATGGATTGATTCATGCTGAATAACTTGAGATAAAAGAAATTTAAAATCTTTAAAAATTTTATTGCTTAACTCAAATTTTTTGTGTTTTTTAGATACATTCATTACAACATATTTTTTATTTTCATACATATCATACAACCCAGTAAAACTGAATTCGTTATGATTGAAGTCATCATATTTTTCTATTTTTATATCTAAATCTTTATCATCAAAAGTATCATTAAGCACAACTAATAGGTTGCGATAAGATTGTTTACAAACAAACTTAGATTTATTGTCTTCTATAGCATTATCTATTGTAGTACTTAAATACACTTATTCTCCTATACTTTTATCCCAGAAAAATCAGGATCTGCATTTCCATTAAATAAATTTTTAAGTGAGTAATCTATATTATCCTTTTTTGTTCCATCATTGTCAATAATGTTACTTTGTGCGGAGTCATCAACATCATACAATCTCATTTTAGCTCTATCAACACCAATAATAAATCTTCTATTAATTGTTGGATCATTATAACGATTTTTCAATTGTTTAACCATCAGTTGATTCATTTCTTCTAATTCTTCAGTACTGACAAGTGCAAACATAAAATCTGCTGTGGCTGGCAAACCGAATGATTCGGATGTGTCTGTCAACTCTACATCAGAGCTCCCGTACGCAGATCTATTAACCTGAGTAGCTGACACGACAGGTAGATTATATTCTACAGCTAGACCTCTTAATTCTTCAGCTATCGCTTTTATATATGTATAAGAATTAACATTTGTCCCTGCCTTGAATCTGGAAGAAGCGCATATGTTTAAATAATCAATAAATATAATATCCGGATGAAAATCTCTTTTCAGTGATAGCTCACCTAATAGTGCTTTAAAATGGCCAGCATGCGCTGTGGCAGTTGGATATTCTTTTACTATTAGTTTCCCATTAGTCTTCTTAGAGTACTTGTCTATACGGCTGTTATACATGTCTTTAGGCAAATCTTTAATTTGATCTAACTCTATATTAAGCAAATTTGCATCAAGTCTTTCTGCTATTCTTTCTTCCGCCATCTCTAATGTTATGTAAAGTACATTCTTACCTTGAGAAAGAATGCTAGACGCTATATGACACATGAATAACGACTTACCTACCCCAGTGCCTGCCATAACTATGTTTAGCGTTTTATTGGGGATTCCACCCTGTGTAATCTTGTTTAAATAATATAAATCAAGAGGTATTCTATCTTCTTTACGATTATAGAAATCATATCGCGATTCTGCATCATCTATGTAATCATGACCAACAGATCGATCAAAACTAACACCAAGTGCTTCTGTCAATATATCGGGTATACCTTCTTTCGATAATAGTTTATCCTTTCCATCAATTATTGAAATAGACTTGAGTATGGCGTTATATACAGCTTTATCTTTGCAAAATTTCTCTGTATTATCATACAACCAATTTTCATCTATTTTTTCTATTTTAAGTTCTGATAAGAGTTTTTTGGCTTGTTCAAAATATGTCTCTGATACATTACTATCTTGTAGTGCTATTTGCAGTGATTCTTCTGTGGGTGTTTTATTATATTTCTTTACAAAATCATTTATTAAATTAAATATAATTTTTTGACTTTGATCGTAAAAATACTCATCCTTTAAAAATGGTACTACCTTTCTTAAGTAATCTTCGTTATGTATTAGATTCCTTAATATTGTTATTTCTATTGACATCAATTTGCATTGCCTCCGTTAAAATATCGTTAATAATCAAATCAAAAGTTTGGTTGAGGATTTCACTTTTCATCATATCTTTTGATACAATATCTGGTTTATGAATAATATGATAATTAACACCAATACCTTTTTTAGCTTCTTCTATCATATCAATATTTTCTAACTGCACAACTAAACCTTGGTAATCTCCAGATAATATTTCAAATCCCCATTGGTTTTTATCAGCAAACCATGGTTTATATAAATCATTCCGAAGCATTTGTAAACTCCTTATCCAATTCATCTTCTGTTAAATCACCAGTCATTAAATTAGCGCTTGATGATTTAAATTTAGTTTCTACATAATTTTGAAAATCCATACTTGATACAATTGGCAACCAAAAATCTTTCGTATAAGTGTCTTTCATTCTAAACTTTTGATCTTCATCTTTTCTACTATACCAACCATTCGAAGGTTTAGTTACAAAACCACCATTTAATGCTACATCCATTAAACCTGACCATTTTGTTATTCCACCTTCAAAACTTACTTCTACTGCTATCTTTGTTTTTTCTCTAACATAACGAGATTTTTCAACATTAATAATAAAGTTATAACCTGTCAAACCAGTTGTATCTTTTTCTTGTTGTCGACCAATAATATAGATATTATCTGCTGAATAATAAACGCCCGTACCTCCTGATACAATATCTCTAGGATATAAACCAATTTCTTTATATGTGTGATTAACAACAACCATTGGAATATCTTTTATTGCAAGATGAGGGGTAATCATTCTGAACAAACTTTTTAATTGTTTTGCTCTTGACATATCAGCTACTGATTTGCCAGATAATGAATCTTCTACTTCTTTTCTTGAAGCTAGATTACCAACAGAGTCGATAATAAATATGACCCTATCACCACGTTCAATGCTGTTAAGCTGTTGCATAGAATCGTGCTTAAGCTGTTCGACATCTGTGACGGGTGTGTGTAAGACACGAGATGTGTCAATACCAAAGGACTCAAAATAAGATTGAGGAGAACCAAACTCAGAATCATAAAACAAAACAACACTATCATCATATTTATCCATGTAAGATTTAGCAAGTAGTAATGCAAAAGCAGTTTTGAAATGTTTTGATGGTCCTGCGAACACTGTCAAACCTGGCGTTAAACCACCATCTAATTTACCAGACAGCGCAACATTGAGCATTGGCACTGGTGTTTGAATCATGTCCTTTGCATTGAAGAACTTAGATTCAGATAATAAACTTGTGTCTTTTATCGTTGTGTTTTTTTGTAATTTTTCTATTAAGGACATAATACACCTCTACATAATTCGCTATAATAACCCATTATAAACATTATTGTTATAATAATCAATACAAGTAACTCTTTCAACCAAACAAACCCTCAAGCGTCGCTTGTTCTTTTATATTCCACCCAACAACATTCAGCAATGACGTCAAAGGTTCAAGGAAAGCCTTTTGAAACATCATATCATAATCAACATAATCATCTAATCTAAATTCGGGTGGTATTTCAGATCGAAAAGTTATCACATTTATACCTAATGGATTTTGTTTTTTGAGATATACAAATTTTATTTTATCGCTATCACGTATTTCTTCATATTTCTGTTTTAGATTTTTTGTATTCAATAAATGGTTATACATCAATGCGCCTTTTACATGTATAGGTGTGCCCTTTTTGTATATAGATCCCGAATCTTTGTATTGTGTGACATTATTTGCTGTTCTTGGGAATGCAATATCTACAGGTGGAAGTTTGTGCCATTTGTCTTCAATATCCCTAACATAATCGCGCAGTATGTCTTCATTTTTTGTCAATACAATACTTACTGATTCCTTAAGAGTGGACCTAACTGAAGCTGGTGTAGATGATCTCACAATCTCCATGCCCTGCACTTTTAGTTTAGGTTTTTCATACACAATACCTTCAGAATCATAAACATTCAATGCATATCTTTTTTTAGCTAACCATATACCACTATCAGCAATAACTTCTCGTTTAAAAGATAACTTCTTCTGATACACATTTGTATATGAAAATATATCTTCTAATGCTTTATCAATTACTTTTGATAGACTAGTCTCACAAAATTTGTCAAGTAGTACCGATATTTCTTTATTACTTTTACCAGAAAAATTTTGATCAACAAAGGTACCAAGCGTTATGTATGTTGAGTCAGTATCAGAATAAAATGAATACTCCACATCTTTAGTTT